ACAAGTCAGTTGTACAACGGTGCTATGACAAGTTTTGAAAACAATGCAAATAACTTTGCTGACAAGGTTGTGGCTTATTATGACTTCGGAAGGAAAACAACGGCGGCCATAAGGGAGAATAATAATATTCAAGAATTAACAGGTAAAAATCCATTGGATACTATTCTTAAAAACAATGCAGCATTTTACACAGATAACAAATGGCAGATAACGTCACTTGGAACAACGGCAGCCGTTGACTTTAATTACAATAAAAATACAAGTGCATTCAGGTACATTGTTGAAGGTTCAACGGCAAAGAATGCTATTGTATTTTCAAAGTTTGCGATAAGATTAATAAGTTATCCAGCATTAGGACAATTTGTTGATTTATATTGGGAGGAGGCAAAAAATAGATATATTTCACAGGATGGCAAAGTAATTTTAAGGCAATTAAAAGCTACTCGATGAAAACAACTTTAATTAACTTTTTGCACCTTGGCTGGGAAAAAATAACATACGCAATTTGCTGTGGATATATTTTTTCTTTCCTCATACCAATAAAAGGATTCCTGATATTTACGGTTTTCGTGGTTTTTGCGGACATGGGAACGGGAATTCTCGCGGCAAAGAAAGAACAGCAGAAGATAAATAGCAAAGGGCTTTATCGAACAATGGAAAAGATTGTTGTTTATTTTTGTGGCATTCTAATTTTTGAAGGTGCAAGAAATACATTTAGCCTTCCATTCAACATAACCTATATGGCAGCGTTCTTGATAGCAACGGTGGAGCTTTATTCCATTGCGGAAAATATTAAACGCATTACAGGTGTAAACCTTGGCGTTTTAATTACACGTTTTTTTAATCGTTAAAATAAATAATATGCAGACTAATTTAAAAGAAGCATTGAAAAATGCAGATGGGATAAAGTCACCAATGGGTGACATCGCTTGTTATTCGATGAACTTTGCGGAACTTGCTTCGGAGATAAACGTTCATTTAGAAGGCAACAAAGTGAAATTCACTTGGCGCGAATATATCCAGTTAGCCCAAATTATTTGGGATAAAATTAAGGAGACATCGAGAGAATGTGCTGGAAAGGAGATTCAAGTAAATTTACCTCCAAAATTTTCTTTGATTTCCGCAGCTTTTTCACTTATAGGATTTCGTTTGTAAAGAAATAGGCGCAGCAAGAATCGCTACCTTATGCGTTTTACAGGGCGGTGCATTGACTTGCATCGCCCTTAAAAATATAAAAATATGAAAGCATCTAAATTTTGTATCTTCATCGACGCTGGTCATGGAGGCATTGACGCAAAGAAAAAGTTACCTTATAATTATACCACCTATCCTTCAAAGTGCGCTCAGCATAATAATGCAAAGTTCCACGGCTACGGGTGGTTCTTTGAAGGCGTGTTTAACCGCGACGTTGCGGCAAAGATTGAGCAGTATTTAATTGACTGGGGGTTTCCCGTGGTTCGCGTGTACGATCCTGTCTTGGATTTAACCTTGGCAAAGCGCGTAGCGAAAGCAAATATCAACGCAAAAAATTACGAAGATTCGTTATACCTCAGCATCCACGGAAACGCGGCAACGTCGCCCAATGCAAGGGGCTTTGAGGTGTTCACGAGCAAGGGCAAAACAAGGTCGGACATTTACGCGGAATTCTTGTTTAAAGAAGTTCAGGAGGCTTTTCCTAAATGGGTGTATCGCATGGATACCACGGACGGGGATAAGGACAAAGAGGAAAGTTTCTTTGTTATTACTCAAACCAATATGCCTGCGGTACTCAGTGAAAACGGCTTCTTTACCAATTACCATGATGCTTTAATGATGTTTGACCCCGTGTTTCAAAACACGTTGGCTTTGTCTCATGCACGAGCGGTCGTGGATTATGCGAAAACGCAGGGGGTAATATTTTAAATAAAAAAGGGCTGGTTCAAATGCCAGCCCCGATATACACATCAACAATTCAACAAATTAGTAATCAATCAATTATAAGTTTTATTAGCTTTGCGGCTGATTCTTTTAAAATATCCGTGTCCTTTGAGTGATAAAGTTGGTAACAAATGCTTATCATTCTTTCCTTATTCATTGACTGATAAGCAGGCATTGTCTCAGGAATCAAAGGATTAAGGTAAAAATTTATTACCGATTGTTTGCTATTCACTGTGTCGGCAAAGCGAATAGGAGCTGGTCGAGCGTTGAAACATCTTTGCGCCTCCTTCCATTGATCTTTGGTTAATCCGTCGGTTAATTCGTTATTTTTCATTTGTCTTTGGTTTATTTATATACAGCGTTATATGTTATTTCGCACATTATTGGTTGAATACTTCTGTTGTATCCAACGGTATAGCGGCTGAAACAACTTTCGCAAGAAAAATACTTTGCCATACATTTCCCTCCACTTTCGGTGTGCGAATATTGGGAATCAGAATCAACTTTGCCATCGCAAACGGGACACTTATCCTCCATGTACTTTTGCCATATTAAATCATGAGTATATTCTCTTTTCATAGGCATTGTTTTTTCCCTTGTAAGATCCTGACAATCTTCACAGTACTCTCCGATATTCATGTTGTTTGATTCAGAGTTGCAATTTTTACATATATAAATCATCTTTTGATATAATTTTTTGCCATAAGCGCAAGGAAAAAAGCGTCGATTTCGTCTTGGCTTATTTTGGCGGGTTTAAAATCTGGTTCAAATTTCAATCGCTCACTTGCGACAACTTTCATAAACACGTCTTTGTTAAACTTTTTGCCCTTTGCCTCAGGGCTAATATTGTATGCCTCAATGTCATGTTCCTTTATCCATTCATAAGCTATTCGCGAAGCGGCTTGGTTCATGCCAACGTTGCGGGACATTCGGGAAAGGATCGCGCGGTTAATTGAATTATTAAAGGTCACATTTTGAAGGCTTGAATCTTCCACGAGAACAATGGGGTTTTCGTATGCTACCCAGGTTATAACGTCTCCGATAAAATCGACAAACCTTTTATACCTTTTAAAAATCATGGTGCGGTCTGCGATTATGCAAACCGCCATTCCTTTTATTCTTAACGCTGGGTCAACGCCTATCAGTGTCCTCAAAGTGTGATTGTTTTGAATGAAGATACAAAGTTTTTTGCCGTTGCTCCCGTGGTTTCATTGTTTTCTTTTGCCTCAGGCTTTACGCGTGGTTTTCTTTTGCGCCTTTTGATTGGCTCAGGTGTATTGATACCATAAGCCTCCACGCCCTTGTCAACAAAGTTGATTTCAAGTAAATAGCCGAAAACAATGATGGTTCCAACAAAAAGAAACATGGTGATAAATTCGCCTCCTTCATATTGCTCCTGCAACCCGAAGAAGATTTCAACCAAGGCAACAAGCGTTGCACCCAGGGCAATCTTTGGTGGGTAAGTACTCCTTCCTTTGGTTGGATTCAGGAAGTCCATGAAAACAACGGCAAAGCGTCCGAGTTGCAAGATGCTGGCCGCAATGATCGCAAGCCAAAAGTCAATGGGTAAAAAGATAGCGGTAAGGTAGGCGTTAATGCCATACGTTAAAACGATTGTTAAAAGCATGATGGTTGGAATGTTATCCGAAATTGATTCGAATGTCCATTTGAATTGAAGGTTGTTAAAATTCTTTTCCATTTGATTTTGTTTTTGTTGTGTGTAAAAAATAAGGGCAGCTGGGGACGCTGCCCTGTGAAAACAATTATTAAGCGTAAACAATTTCTTCGGTGAAAAATTTGCCGTCAACGTATTTTAAGCGGCGTGTTGGCAATTCGTTTTTATCTGCTTTCTTTGTTGCAGATGGACGGTAGCTTGTTTTTACAAGTGCATAAGCAATAACCCAAAGTTGCTTATCTGTGAATGTTGACTGGCTTGTTAAAATATTTAGAGCCAAAGATCCTTTAGGAAGGTAAGATTTGATTTCATTTACTTTTGTTGCAATCGCTTCTAATCTTGCCTCGCTTACGTAAGAGCCAACTGAACTTACGTGGTTTTTTGTTGGGTTGATAAAATTGATTGAGTTAAAAACCTCTTTTGCGCTTACTGGTGAAGTTATTACTTCTTCCTGTACGTCAACTATTGGAGCGTACCAAGCATTTTCGATTTTTCTTCCCTTGTAACCGTTGTAATATGTGTGGTTTAAGTGGTAATAAATGCCATTTTTTACGATAACCATTGGAGCGTCTTGTAATTCAATGCCATTTTCTAAAAAGAATTTTTTTGCAGTTTTTTTGAAGATAACTGGCTTGTCATTTTTTACAGTCATTAAAGACTTTAAAGAAGATCTTAATTCATTTTTTGGTGCTGAGTAATTTAAAGCTGTCATTTTGTTTTGTTTTTTGTTGTGTGAAATATCGTTTCGTTGTTTCGATATGTAAATATACAAAGTAATATTTAAACAAAAAAATATTTACAAAAATAAATGCAAAATAATTTAAAATTCGTCTCTTTTTCCTTTCAATGGGTAATGGTTCTTTTTCAACTCCCAGAACTCAGCCATAAGCGAAGCGCGGAATTTATAATCTCTATCCGTGTGATACCCTGATTTGTAAACACATTTACAAATGCTTTCGTATAACCGTATGCCTTTCAACCTGTAATTTGCCTTCTTACAGGCGGCGTACCTTCCAGAATTTAAAACGTCTGCCCAAAGTTTCATACCTTCTTCCGTGGAACTTGCACTCATGAACTTGGCGCGTATGTATTTGTCACGTCCGCGAATGACCTCCCGTGTTTTGTACGTCACCGACTTTTGATTTTTCAAAGCCTTCACGCCGCCAGCGTTGGCGTGCTTGCGCCAGAGTTCGGTTTCAACGCCTGAGGTCGTCGCCTCAATAATGAAAAATGAATAGATCATGGAAACAGGGAAGTCGGTCAGGTGGTGTACATTCATAAGCATTGATTCGTAGGAATAAGCCAACCATATACGACGCATTTTAAACAAGTCTATTTTATCGAGGTTTCGAAAACCTTTGCCTTCCAGGTTCTTTCTTAATTCGTGGATATTCATTTTTCGTATCTCCCAACCGTATGACCGTGAGCCATAAGCACTTTTGTCAACTTCGCCTTTTTCTTCCTTTGCAGGAAAGGTAAGCGTGGTTATTTTGTGGACGTAAACCGTGTCACGCTCAATGACTGGCACGAATGAGGTGTATTGGTACTGGTTGTTGATTGGGGAATAAATCAACCCAACCACGAAGGCAACGCCAACGCCTGCGGCGACTTGGTACGGGAGGCGTTTGTTCTGAGGAACATAATCAATGATTTTGTCTTTCATAAAATTGGTTTTTTATAAAAAAAAATTGGGCGGATTGGTTACCGCCCTGGTTAATTAATAATTTACTCTCCTTGCGCCTACTAATTGGTTTTCATTAAAACTACATTCATGTACTGCTTTCATAAAGCATTCATGATAATCTTTGCCATCGGTTACAATGAATGAACATTTGCTATTTCTTCCTTCTTTCAATGCACCTGTTTTTGTTACGGCTTGTTTTACACTTCTGTGACGAGTGTATAAAAATCTCCAAGATTGAATTTCGTTTGTCATGATTGATACATTTTTGTTTTTTCAATACGTAAATTTAATATTAATTATTTGAATAAAAAAATATTTACAAAAATAAATTAAAAAAAATGTCCGCATCGAAAGGACGCGGACATAAAAGAACACTTTTAACAACTAAACACTCATTTCCTGTATTCTCCAAACTTTGAAATGCTTATCTCAAAGTTTTTAACGTCTATTTTTAATTCCTTAAATTGTTCCAATGCCTTTTCCATATTTTCGGCTTCGATAATCATTCTTTTGTCATTGTATTTGATTTCAAATTTACTCATGAGTACCATTTTTTTAAAAGGTCAACAATATAATAAATGGCAAAAGCCAATGTTAAAATGCCTCCAGCGGCAACGAAGATGTTGGCGGCATCTTTGATTAATTTTTGTTTTTCTCTTTCAGTCATCATGATTTTTCTTTTCTTTTTGTTTTAAACGATATTCTTTTTGGTAGGCTTTTATCTTTTCAGCATTTTTAAGCCTAAATCTTTTGTGTTTGTCGTATAACAACTCTGGCTTTTCTCTTTTGTTTTCATGATACCTTTTTTTCTTGTTTTCCAAATTTTTTAAACGCTTTCTTTCTTTTTGATAAGGTGACATATTTAAATAATATGCCTTCATATATTCCGATTTACGGGCCTTCTTTTCTTCGTCACTCATATTTACTTTTTAATTTTCGTTCACGATATTCTTTTGCTTTGATTTTCAATGCCTCATGGTTCGCGTAATAATAAGCAAGGCTTTTGTCTTTCCTTATTTGCCTTTCTTCGTCCGTCAACTTCCAGTAATTGTCTTTGTTCCTGAGGCGCGTTGCCTCCCTTCTTTTATCCTTTTGGAAGGCTGGCATGTTCCGGTAATATTCGCGGTCGTATTTCCGTTGCTTTTCCCTTTCTTCGTCTGTCATGGCTGTTTGTTTAAATAATTCTTTGAGGCAACTGGATCTTTGCCCTGATTTGAATACTTTGCATCTTGCTTTTTATCATAAGAAATATTTGGCATCTCGCTTATATCCTGATAAGTCAGCTGAGCAATTTTCATTCCCGCGTAAATCTTCAGCGGCTGAACTGTCAAAAGCTCCAATGTCCAATGTCCTTTGAATCCAACGTCGCCAAATCCTGCTGTCACGTGGACGAAAAGCCCTAATCTTCCTAAAGAACTTTTGCCTTGGATAATTGGCACGTGTTTCATGGTCTCCGTGTATTCCACGGTTGATGCAAGGTAAACAATGCCAGGCTGGAGAATCAAACCTTCCTCAGGAATAATCATTGGTGCAGATGGATTTTTCTTGCGCACGTCCAATACGCGCTCCGTGTAAAGCACCAAGGTATTTGACAAAGTTAAATCGTAACTATTGGTGCCAAGGTTCTCAGGGTTAAACGGCTCAATAACGATGTTGCCTTCGCTAATTTCGTCAATGATGGTTTTGTCGGTTAAAATCATTTTGTTTCGTTTTTAAAATTAGTAAATAATATTATTTAATACTAAATCTCTTAAAACATTAGTAACGCCAATTTCAGCTCCACTACCATCAGGTTCAGAAGCATATACGTTTATATTTCTTGTTTTGGCACTTACAAGATAATAATATAATTGACCTCTTCTTGAATGACCAATTTCATAAGCATAATCATAATAATGTAAAGTACTATCTAACTCTTCATCATTTTCATCAACTTTAAAAAATCCATAATCTAATAAGATGTCAAGATTTACATCATCATTAATCTTCATTTTGCTTCGTTTTTATAAGTTTCGTTGTAATAATGTTCAAGAGACATATTTAAAGATTTATGAAAATTAGATGCAAGATCCGATCTACCGTCGTTGTAAGCTTTTTTTATCTGCTCTTTTTCCATTTCTTTGGCAATTTTAAACTGCTCTTTGTATTTATTCCTAAGAACTTCTGAATCAAAAGAAACAATTCCAAGTAATTTTATTTCTAAAAGTTCAACTGCCGTTTGTTTCATAAATCGTACTTTTTACGGTTATCAAATTCTTTTTTAGTAAAATAATATTCAGTCAGCATTGCAGCATTGGCTTGCAGGTGTGCCGCATGAAGGCAACCGCTTTCTTGGTCAATATCCTCACCCAGGCGAATGGCTTCGAGGTGACGCAAGGCGGAGGCGATAACCTCGCTCCATGGCATCCCCTTTTCCCAGTTGCCAGCGGGGTATTTATCAAGTCCCTTTGTCCAAACTTTGGCGCATTCACGGTGAGCCAACGGGGGGATAAGGTCGTATCTGATTTTTTCATCATTGAACCTTAGCCCCCTTGTTTCTGATTTCATTATCTTTTTCAATTCATTTTCTAAATCATCGGTCATGGCATCCATTTTAATGGGTATGTAAAAAACTTTTATAAACCTCACTGATTTGCTTACAAGTTTGCTCAATTAAGACAATGGCTTTCAGTAAGTCATCCATTTCAAAGGTATGGTTTAATTCGTAACTTTCGCCAGTAAAAGATAAGCCGTTTTTCGTTCTCTTTGTCCCGAGCCAGTTGATTTGGCTTTCGGGAATCGTATCGCCATTGACAAACATTGCGAGCGCGTAAACCTTCATTTGAAGGCTATTATACAACGTGTGCATTGTCCACGGTCTCCCTGAGGTTTTAAAGTCAATAACGCGGTTGTTTTCCCTGTCCCATGCGTCGATATAACCCACGACTTGGATGTCGTTTATACTCAGGCTTATCGGTTTTTCAGCCTCAAGTCCTTTGAAGCCTTGTATTTTATCAATGTAAAAATCGGGAAAGGTCTCCATGATTATTCCGTTTTTAATAAACGCTTCCGTGTCCTCGGCAAAGCGTTTGCCAAAATCCATGTAAATGGATGGTTCTTCAGGAAGGTTCAAAAAGTATCGATTTATATACTTTTGGCGGTCACTGTACCAAAGATTTATTTGGCTGACTGATATATATTTTTTTGGAAGGAGCATTTAGTTTTTTTTATCGTGTTTAATAATCTCCTAAAACTTCATAATCTGGAATTATAGGCGCTCCTATGTATTTAAAAGTTGGTATTACTGAAATTATAGTAATATTTCTTACTCTAAATAACCATTTAATAATATCTATTGCACCTTTTTCTGAAATAGCAATTACATCTCTTGTACCTTTATAATTTGCTCCAGAATTATAAAAAATATTATAGCTTACTGTAAAAATTTGTCTTTGTTTTTCCATGGTTGTTTGTTTTTAAAATGGGAATCTTTCATCGCTTATTAATCCGTTGGTATAATTAACGCCTTCTTCATAGCCTTTTTCAAAAGCTACCTTTAAAGATTGTTCGTGTTGTTTTTCTAAATCAACTAAATCATTTTCAAGTTCTTCAATTTTTTGTGTCAGTAGTATAAAAATATCATTTATCTCACTTGATATATTATTTAATGCTCTTTCTAAATGTTTGTCGTTCATCTTTCTTTTGTTTTGCGGCGCGGTAAAACCCCAGCCATATTTCAGGCTGGGGAAAAAACGTACCAAATTGATTAAAAATATTTTCCGATTTGAATAAAGATCGTGGCGGCGGCAGGTTGCGCCTGGGCAGGCTCAAGTCCTGAGGCTTGCAACTGGTGAAATATGTCGGCGTAAACCGAGGTCATTAACGTTGCCTTCTCCGTTATTTCGTCGTGTGTCATTTTACCGTTGGTTCTTGGCGGTACATTTGCCGCCTGCTGCACGTTTGCGCCTTCGGTGGGTGTTTGTACCTTTTCAGGTATTTCGTTCGCTGTGACCATGTCAAAAGCGACTTTGTAACTTTTGCCGTCGTGGATAACGGTAACGGCATCATCTTTTTTCAAAGCCATTAACTTTGCATCGTCGGCTTTCCCGTAAACGCGCGCCTCCGTGCCATTGTCCAATGTAATGACGGCGTTAATGGAAGGCCCATATTGCCCCTCGAACACTTTGCCCGCCGTGTATTTAACCTTTCCTTTGAGAATATTCATTTCCTGCTTGAATTTTAAAATTTTGAGAATCGTACCACATTTGTTTTTTGTGGTCGCTTATTGCTTTCCAGTCTATTTCCTGATCGTAATCAACCTTATACCCTGCAAAAAAGTATTTTTCAAGTTCCCTCGCTCCTTTATCTCTCCACCATTTTTTTAATCTAAATGGTTCAACAACGTAGTCAGGGCAAACACTTAATGATACTTTTAGTGCAAATTCTTGAATAGTAATCATTTCGTTGGTATTTTTTCCATTTCCTTAATAGCATTTCCGCAATATTCAATTATGCTAATATTCAAATTAAACATTCTTGAATCTTTGTTATTTGCCGCGTGCTTTTCAAATTTGTGCATCATTTCAATAACCTCGTCTTTGTAAAATTGTATCGGGCTTAACTTGTATGAATCAACCAATTTAAATGTATATCTCAGGGAGTACATATACATATCTAAAGACATAAGCCAATCGTTTTGGCTATCAAGGCTTAACTTGTTGATTTCTTGCCTAAGTTTAATAACGGTTTCTTCATAATAATTTAGAAGATTGTTTGCTTGCTCTAATGAATTGTTCATATTGGTTTGTTTTTAAAGTGATTAATTATTTATAATTACCCAGTCTATTTCATTCTCAGCAACAAGAGGCATGAGATTGTAACGGGTGATTGGTGGGTATAACTCCAAGTCAATGTCTTGCGGCTCAAATGTCCAGCCGTGGATCTCCATGTTATCCTCAGGGGAATGGGGTGACGTTTGACCGTACAAGCCGAAGCCGTGGGAGAAGATAACGTGTACAAAGTGACCTTTCTTTTTATCGAGGGTACATTTGCATGTGTATTTTGTAATATTCATTTTGGTAAGTTTTTGAAGGTGGAAAAATGGAGTGGTTAGCTCCATGATTCTTGAACTTTTTTAATATCCTGGTCTAACTTGTTTAGGTACTCATTTGCCATTCTTGCAACGATTGGCATTTTGTTTGCCTCCCATTCTTCGTCAGTGCAACCCTGAGATTTTACCGCGTGGTAAACAGTTTTTACAAAAGCTGCATCGCCTACTAATTCATGAACTTTGTCATAGTGGTTTTTTAATTCAGTCATTGTCATCATGATAATTGGTTTTTGTTATTTTCAATACGTAAATTTAAATATAATTATTTGAATAAAAAAATATTTACAAAAATAAATTAAAAAAAAAGTGAGGCATAATTTCTATGCCCCACCAAAACAAAACCAAATTATGAAACTTATCTTAGTAACACCTTGCGCCAGACGGCTAACTTGTAAGCAAGTGCGCGCGCGCGTGGCATATTTCCTTCTTCTATTTTCCTCATGTGGTTCTTTCTATCAATTAAATTATCTGAATCGGGCTTTTCATTCTTTGCCATTTCCTGCGCCTCAGCCCACAAGGCCTCCTTTTCCCCCTCGTTCCATTCATTGATATAACCACGTTTGACGCACTCGTCGTACCAAAACACGGGTATTTCTTCCAATGGCTTTTGAAAGTTTTTCAACTTATTATCAAAATCCTTATCGTATTCCTCAGCAACCTTTCCCAGGCGTTTCATGCGATCTTCTTCTTCTTTTTTCGCCTGCAAATCTGAATCCATGGCAAAGTAAATCTTTTGCCTCCACGTTATATAAGCTGTGATTATTCGCCCAATGGCATGAAGGTCAACTTTACCATAAAGTTTATGGTCATTAATATCAAGCTCCTGTTTGGCAAACTTTTCAAAAGCAAGTTTAATTTCATCGACGGCAAGTAATTTGTAATTTGAAATAAATTCGGTAACCTCCATTAAGTGTTCGGGCTTTGGCTCAATGCCATACACGGGGAGCAGTTGGCTTAAGGTTTGGGTAATTTTGGGAATGGCTTCCTTTGTCCCCGTTTTAAAAATCCTGAGTTCGCGGTTCTGGATAACAAGCTGCACGTCTTGTATTTTCTCTTCCACGCGGTTTGCAATCATTGGTAAATTGTTCATAATTGGTTGGTTTTATTAATCTTGAAACTTTGCCATCCTTTCGGCAAGCAATTCTTGAACCCTATCGTTATACGCTTTGTCCTTTGCCGCTGGGCTTGTCGTTTGGTATGCGGTAAATATCTTTGAGGCCTGGGAGTATAAATTTGCTATGGTAAAATTTGCCCTCAGCCATTTGTCAGGTAATGACCATGCCGCTTGTAAAAATACCTTCAATGCCTCAATGCTATTGCCCTGCTTATCTAT